GACGCTCCGACCGAGACGAGCGACGGCAGCGCGGACGTGATGCCTTGGAGCACCATTTCGATGATGTAGGTGCCGGAGGAGACGAACTGCGGCAGGCTGGACTGGATCCACGTTTCGGCTTTGGAGAGGATGCCTGGCAGAGATGCGAACGCGGAGTTGATGACCAGCGACAGTTGTCCGCCCATCTGGCTGTCTATCATGCCTGTGCCGGCCACGAGTGCGGCGGCGAGCGCTCCGATGCCGAGGAATTTGATGAAGTTTCCCGGTGCGAAGAATCTGGTGACGAGGCCGCCGATGGTGTTGAGGCCGTTTTGCAGTCCTGTTCCGGCTTTGTTGACGGCGTTTTGGAGTGGTCCACCGATGGCGTCGCCGAGTCCGCCGAAGATGTTGCCGAACGCGGTTTTGAATGGTACGGCGAGACTGGAGAGCTTGCCGGTGATGGTGCTTGTCTTCGCGCTGATCTTCGCCAATACCGTGGCGAACGGGTCGCCGTCGAGCGTCATCGCTTCACGAACGCTCTTGTTGAACAGTGGGCGCGTTTTGCTTCCAATGGCGGTGACGGCCTTGCCGAGCGGGGACGTATTAATTCCCCCTGCCGCGGTGGCGAGTCCTTTGGTGATGGCGCCACCTAGCTGTCCGGCCTTGCCTCTGAGGGTGGATCCGAAGGAGGAGAGGCCGTTCTGCATGCCGTTCAGTCCGGCGTACAGGCTGCTGTTCTCCCATCGGAACGTGAGGCTTGACATGCCTGGCGTGAGTTTTCTTCGGATTGCTTGGAACATGTCGTCAGTGGCGGATGCGAATTGGCTTCCGCCTGTCTTGACACGGTTGATCGCATTAGCGAACGGGTCGCCGTCGATGGTCATCGCATCACGCAGCGCAGGGGTCAGATAGGCTTTGAATGTGTCGACCTTGGATTTGACCGCGTCGAACGCCCCGCTGACCTCGGAGCTGCTTTTCTTGAGACCACTGACGAGATCGGAGAGACCTTTATCGCCGGTTTTACCGAGTTGGTCGAGCAGTCCGATGATCTTGTCCGCATTACCTCCGGCTCCGCTCAGCAATGCGAAGCCGCCTGCGAGGGTCGCCACCTTTCCGGCGAGGTCGCCGATTGTAATGCTGCCGTTCTGCAGTCCCGAGGAGAGTTGTCCGATGAGTCCGATGGCCTTGTCGAACGCGGGTTCAAGACCGTTGGTGAATGTGCTGACAAGTGGTTTGGCCTGGTTGGTGAACGCGTCTACCGCGGGGATCAGCGCGACGAATGTTTTTCGGAGGTCCTCCATGATCGGCGTGGCCGCTGCCTCGCCTAGTCGGCTCAAAGCCGCCTTCACGTTTGCCATCGCGCCTTGGAACGTGTCGCCCGCGCTTAACGCGGCCCCGCCGAGGCCTTCCTGCATGGCGTCGGCGAAGGTCTGGAAGTCGATCTTGCCTTTGGAGACCATGTCGGACACTTCGGCGCTGGTCTTGTTCAGGTGCTTGCCGAGCATCTGGAGGACCGGGATGCCGCTCGACATGAGCTGGAGCATGTCGTCGCCCTGGAGTTTGCCTCGGGCGGCGACGGAACCGAAGATCATGCCGATGTCGGTGAGGCTTCTGCCGCTGATCTGCGCGGTGTCCGCCACCGTCTTGAGGACCTGCGTGAGCTCGCTGCCCTCCTTGACGCCGGAAGCGGAGAGGCTGGCCGCGACGGTGGCGGCGTCGCCCAGTCCGAACGCGGTGCCCTTGACGGAGGCGAGCGCGTCGTTCATGATCTCGGTGACGCTCGCGCTGTCGTGGCCGAGGCCCTTGAGCTTGGCCTGCGCGTTCTCGATGTTGAGCGCTCGGGTGAAGCCGCCCTTGGCGGCCAGTGCGGTGATGCCGCCTGCGATGGTGGCGATCGCGCCGGTGCCGACCTTGCCGATTTTGCCGAATGCTCCGCCGATCTTCGAGATGAGGGTGCTGGAGCTTTTCTTGGAGGCTTTGTTGACGGCGTCGCCGATGTCGCCTTCGATGCTTTTGCCGAATCCTTTGCCGGATGGTTCGACGTGGACGTATGCGACGCCGATGTCCTGTGCTGCCATCGTGCTCCTTACTGTGTGTCGGGATTCCGATGGCGGTCGGGATCAGAGGTCGTCGTTGATGTGGAAGTAGGCTTTGAGCCGTTCCCTGTCCTCGCGTTGACGGCGGGTGAGGTTGTGCGTCGGGGTTGGCGGGCGGAGCGGGTCGTGCTCGTGGTCGAACCATGGGCGTTTGCGTTGTCCGGACAGCGTCCAGACCGCCTGTTCGGCTCCGTCGGGCGCGTAGACGGCGTTCTGCAACGCCATCCACGAGTGGCTCGTATGGTCTTTGAGGATTTCGCGGGTCAACGCCCAGGCGAGTCCCCAATCGACTCGTGGACGTTGGCCTTCAACCCATTCCCGGAAGCGTACGGGCCTGTAGATCTGCCCGTACGCTCGGATCCAGTCGTAGGCTAGCGCCGCGCGGTGGTTGTTCCAGAGGTGGGCGAGGTAAACGCTTTTGGGTCCAGTCCGGATTCGTCGGCCCACGCCTTCACCGTGGCGATGAGGTAGGCCATCGGGCGTTTGGTCTTACGTAGCGCGGTCCAGAAGTTCGGCTGCGCGTTCTCGAAGTATGCGAGGAACGCGGCCATGCACGCGCTGGTCTCCTCGTCGGAGAGCGTCGGCCTGCTCTTGACCAGGAGGATGGCCTGCACGAGTTCGATGGGCAGTTCCGCGTTGTTGAGGTTCGGCAGGTCGAGTTTCGCTCCGGCGACCTCGAGGTGCACGTCGGGCTTGAGCTCCTCCGCGTCGGTAAGGTCCACGTCCACGACATGGTAGGTGTTGTCGCTCATTTCGTCTCCGTTTCATGGTTATCGGCGGTTATGGGTAATGGTCCCGCGCGGCCGACCGCCATCGGCCGCACGGGAAGAATCAATGGGCTACTTGGCGTCTTCGGTGACGAGGCCCCATGCGTGGAACTGTTCGCCGTTAGTGCCCTTGAGCATCTTGAACGTCATGCTGAAGTTCATGATCTCGCTGGACTTCAGACTCACGTCGTCACGGTCGGACACCTTCGCGTTGGTGCCGTACAGGAGGAAGGGGCGGTCCTGCTGGTCGAGCGCGACCAGCACGAGGATCCACTCCTTCTTCAATCCGGCGCCCTTGATGCTGATGCCGCCGTCCGAATCGACGTCCACGTCGAAGTAGGCCGACACCACATCCTTGCGGCCCTCCATCGCGGCGAGCTGGAGCGTCCAGTAGCCCGGATCCGTGTCGGACAGCACGATGTCGCCGTTGTGCGCCTTGTAGTCGGTGCTGTCGCCCGGCTCCGGATGCAGGACGGCACCGTCCTCGGTGCTGTATCCAATCGGCTTCTTGTTGGACGGCGGCGTCCAGTTCACTCCGGTCGGCGCGACGAAAGTGCTGTCGCCCTTGGGGAACAGGAACAGCGCGTAGTTCTTGATCAGACGCACGTTGCCGGCGGTATTGCCGTTGGACACGTACCCATAGTCGGTCGATCCGAGCCCGTCCTGCAGGCTGGTTTCGGATGCCGTCTGTTCGACGGCGATGGGTTCTTCGTTGCTGTCAGACATTCCTGTCTGCACCTCGCTTCCGTTCTGCGTGTGGCGGCACGTCTTTGCTTGTCTTTTCTTGTGTTTTCAGTTCAGGCGACGGATACCTCGAGCAGGAGCACGCCGTACGCGCTCACCAGTCTCTTGTCCTCGTCGGTCATGCGTACCGGCCCGGATTCCAGTGACGCGCTGATGAGCGGCGCGACGGTTCCGAGCCTGATGATCTCCCTCGCGATTGCCGCCCACAGGCGGGCGGCCTTGTCCCAGTCGCCCGTATGGTCCTCTCTCATGCAGCGCACGCTCAGCCGCAGTCGCACGGCCTGGGAGATGGGAGTGCTCATGCCTTGCATGGAGTCGGCCAATGTGGCTTCGGTGAAGGGAGGTTCGAGGTCGTTGCGTTCGATCGTGTCGAACGTCACGTCCGGGAACAGCTCCCGCAGCCTGGGCAGGAGCAGCGGCTCCGTGCGCCGTGGGGTGATGGGGATGCTCATACGCGCATCCTTCCGAGCGTGTCCTCCAATGTGCCGTGCGCCTTCTCCACGGGTGCGGGGCAGAGGATGGCCACGCCGTTTCGGTTCGCGCCGTTATGGTCGCGAACCATGCACCGGCTGTCGGTGACGGCCTCGTTGGCGGCGTCGCGCATGCGGCCCCGCAGGGTCTCGTTCTTCAGCACCTGCTGGCTGAATGCCTTTCGGTTGAACACGAATCTGCATCGTTTGGCCATGGGTTATCCTTCCCGTTCGCCCACGGTGATGACGTCGCCGATGTGGCGTCCGTGGAGGTTGTTCCACACTTGCGGTTTTCCTTTGACGGGCAGGAGGATGCCTCTGACTTTGATCAGGTCGGTGGCTTGGATGCCTGTCGGCTGGCTACCGCGGATGTGGATCGTGTATTCGATGGTCTGCGGGCTGGCGTTCTCCTCGGTCTGGTCGGTGGTAGAGGTTGGCGCGACCATCGCCTGGAACGTGCCGACGCGGACGGGTTTGCCCTGGATGGGGTTGCCGTCCGTGTCGGTGGTGGACTGGCCGCGCCACACTTCGATGGTTTCCACTAGGACGTCTCCCCCGTTGCCATGTCGACGCTGAACGCGCGCTGAGCGTTGATGCCAAGGATGCGTTTCTCGTCGTCGCGCAGCCAGAGATCGCCGGTGGGCGCTCCGAAACTGTATTGTTCGCTGAAGCTGCCGGTGGTCTGGTTCATCTGCGTGATGCCGCCGGGAATGTCGTACGGGTCGGCCTGCATGATCCTGCGGACGATGTCGCAGGTGATCTTCGTCAGCAGGCGTGGCCGTTCTTTTTGGAGACGTTGCCAGTTCGGGGAGCGTTCCTTGATGTAGTCGGTCACGTCCGCGAGATGCGTGTCGGCCTTCTCACGTTCCTCGTCGGTGAGTTTGTGCCACCTCTGTTCGAGGTCGACGGAGGTGGCGAACACGTCTGGTTCGACAGTCATGTCGGACTCCGTCAGGCGGTGAGCAGGACGAAGCGGTTGATGTCGCGGATACGGAACCCGACCTCGATTTCGATTCGGACGGCGAACATGTTGTGCTCCCACAGGTTGACCTGCTTGCCGTCGATGGTGATGGACGCCTGGTCGGAGATGCTGGTCTGCATTCCTTCGACGGAACCCCATGCGGCGGAGGAGAATTCGCCGCACACGCCGAGGATCTCTGCCTTGGCCGGTCCCGGTGTCTCGGATACGGCGGGCACGTGAACGCCCTTGCTGATGTAGGTGCGGTTGCCGAGCACGGTGCTCACGTCGGAGGCGGCGGTGCCGTTGAGGAACAGGGGGCGTCCGTTGTTGTCGGTCGCCTGCCGGAGCACACTGCGACCCTGGGTGCTCAACGCCCAACCGTCCACGGTTCCATCCGCTTCGGACACGAGGTCGTCGGCTTTGTTCAGGTTCTTCCACACGTCCTTGCCGATGCTGACGGTCTGCGCGCTCTTCAGGGTGTCGAAGTCCGCTCCCGGAGCGTCGACGAGACCCATGATGGTCTTGTCAAACGTGCGGGCGATGGCTCCCGGCCCCTTCGCGACCACTTGGTCGTAGAGAGCGCCGAAGTCTCGGCGGAACTGGTTGGAGAACGGCATGATGACCGCGATGGTGTACGGCAGCATGTCCTTCTTGCCGAAGGTGACGCCGCTCTTCGGCTTCTCCGCACCCTCATTGACCCATGCGGCCTCCGGGTCGCCGATGATGATCGGCACGCGAGAACCGTTGCCGGGCAGCTTCATCTCCGGCACGAGCTGCATGAACGCGCTCTTGTATTTTGCGGTCTGCAAGATCTCCGCCTGGGTTTCAGGGGTGAGGTCTAGACCGTTGCTTTTTCGGGTCATGGACGGATCTGTCATGGTTTGTCCTTTCAAATGAATGTTGTTTTGCTGGTTGGCTCACAGGAGCGTGTTGCTCATGGCGTTGACGAAGTCCTCGTGGCTGGAATGTTTAGCCTTGGCCTGTCCGGTGCGGGCGCTCTGGTCCGCAACCGTGCCGCGGGAACGCATGTCGGCGAACACCTTCATGAGTTTCTCGGCGTATTCGCCAATCTGCCTCTCGTCGTCGCCCGCGAGGACGCTCGGGTCGGTGATGCCGTGTTTGGCCGCGACGTTGGCGCGTATCGCGGAGAGCTCCTTCTCGTGTTCGGCCTGTTTGGCTTCGCTTTTGAGCTTCTCGTTCTCCTCGAGCGCCTTGGAGAGTTTCGATTCGAGGTCGGCAGTCTGTCCGGCCTTCTCCTTGAGCTCCTCGTAGTCGCTTTTCCTGCCGCGTTCCCTGCCGAGACGCTCGTTGATTATGCGGTCGACTTCCTCCTGGGTGAAGGTCCTCAGCTTCGCGTCGTTCACGTCCTTTGGGGCCGGAGAGTGCTGTTCCGGCTCCTGTTGGCCGTCCGCGCCGGTCCGGTTTTCTTCTGCCATGGTTGGTGGCTCCTTTGCTTGTTCTTGGTTTCCACGCCTGACGCCGGCGAGTTGACGGCCATTCTTGTTGGTTTCGCGCATGGCTGCGCCCCGCCCCATCGCTGGGGTGTGAAAGGTAAAAGAAAAGCCATCACGTTTCGACGTGATGGCTTTCTGGGATTCAGAGATTTCCCAGCGCTTTTCTTCGCGCGTATTCGGACCGCAGCTCGTCGGTCGACACATAGTCGCCGACGGACCAGCGCTTCTTTCCTTCGTTCCTGACCCATTCATATTCGTCCTGCGGCATGGAGATATCGCCATACTTGCGTTTGATTTCCGCAAGATGGCGCTCATCGGTGACTTCCTTCAAATCACCGGGCATAAACGTGAAACGGTCGGAACGATCCATAGGCTCAATCATAGCAGTCTCAGATAAACGATCGGTCTGCCGTCGGATGCTCCAAGCCCTTCGAAACGAAGAGCCCTTCCTCTCGGCAGAAGAATTTCGTATTCTCCCGGATGCTGAGTGATCGGCTCCACATACACGCCGGCGCTTCCCGGCGGTACCAGGATTCTTGTGGCGATGCGGTCTTCCCCATCAACGTCAATGCCTCCCTCCTTGATGCTGGTGGCCATGTAGCCGATGTGTTCGAAGGTGCGACCGGTATTCAAATCTAAAAGCGACTCCATGTCGTTGACGTGGAACGTCGACAACCGCATCTGCCTGTCGACCGTGAAACGTTCTCGGGTGATATGGTCGGATATCGCTTCGTCGATGCATTCGACCTGATGGATGACGTCTTTCGACGGGTTTCGTCCGCCGAACAGGTAGCCGTTGATACTTTTGTAGCTGTCTCCGGTCCAATCCATCAAAGCCGCGATCTTCTCGTCGTTGGAGAATCTATCTCCAGGCATCCTGACGCTATAATCCGACAATCTCGATAGTTCGGAAGCGCTGATTGGAATCGATTTGCCGCTCCATCGAATCGTCGGTTGGGCAGTCACACCATCATTGACCTCATCGTGATAGATGCGTCTCAATTGGGCTAGCGTGTCACGCAAGTCGCCGTCATCGCCGGCCGCAGCCTTGGCTGCCTGGTACATTTCACGATACTTGTCCGGATCGTATCCTTTGAGTTTGCTGCTGCCCCAGCTTGGCACGATGTCGCAGTCGCAGTCCGTATGGTATTGCATCTGCCGTCCGGCGGTGTCCTCGCTCAGGTAGGCGAAGCCACGCGAGGCGAGCATAAGGCAGAACGCGCATGTCTTAGCCCCTCGCGGCACACGCGCCCAGCGAGGCTTGGTGGGATCGTTGGCCACAGCCCTCTGCATGGTCAGCCGCCCGACGGTCTGAATCAGATTCTGCACGTATTCCAGCGCCTGCTCCTCGTCAGCGAACGTGGGCCACAGGTCGTCGATGGTTCTTCCGGCGTTGTTGTGAACGGCTCCGTTTTCATCTGGAATGACATCCTTGTAGTGCAATCCCATGAAGTCAGTGTTGTTGAAACCGCCTTCCATCTGCCAGACCGCGCGGTCGGCGGTGATGGAAGGCGGCTCGTATTCCGGCATATCGATTCCGCCGTACTGCGCCCACAGGTCGCGTACGTGGCCGTAGTAGTCGGATGCGAGCCTGCTGGCGGCGTCGGCATACCGGTTGATCTCCGCTTTGATGAGCTCCTGGCTTTCACCGTCCCAGACGAGGCCCGAGACACTGTTGCCGGCCTCCTTCTGCAGGCGGCTCATGGTGTCCGTGTAATCCTCGTACAAATCATTGAGGTCGAGTTCAAGCCTTCTGCGTCGTTCCGGCGGCAGGTTCAGACTGTTCAGGCTCATTTCCGCCGCCTTCCGGTAGTTTGAGGCTGACCGGCGTCATGCCGGTGAATTCAATGCCTTTCAGTCCAAGCATCGATGCCGCGGATTCCGGTGTCACCCCGGCTCTGATCGCTACTCCCAGTGCGTCGAAGCTGTCCTTCAGCCCCCCCCGCAACAGTTGATTGCGTGGAAGCGTCGGTCTGGCGTTCCCCGTCGTCCTGCGTCTGCTCCGTCTGTTGGCGCATGCCGCGAATCTGGTCGAGGACCTGTCCGGCTTGAGCCTTGCGCTGGTCGGCCTTCAGCCGGACGATCTCGCTTCGGCTCAATCCGGCGCGTGTCATGCCGACCTCGCTGTTGGCGAACGAGTCGATGCTTCCAGCGAGCTTGCTGAATGCGTCGGCGCTCATGGAGCTCGACGGCGTGTTCGGGTTCTTCCAGTCGACCTGCAGTTTCATCAGCTCCTCGTCGGGCACGGATGGATCCTGCATCCGTGCCACAAGACGGGCTGCCTGCAGGATCGATTCACCGAAATCGCGATCGCAATGGCGCGCCTCGATGATCAGGTCCTCACGCTGCGCCTCGGTCGCGTCGGCGGATGTCGGATTCGCGTCGGACACGATGCCGAGCGAGCTGGCGGGAATGTTCATCGCGCTGGCGAACATGGCGGCCCAGCTTTTCAGCATCGTCAAGTGCGGGTCCATGCTGGACGCGGCCAGTTGTGTCACGGTCGGGGACTGCCCGTCGATGTCCTTGCTGATCATGTTGTAGCGACCCATATAAAGCTTTAACGCGTCGTCCGTGCCCAATGAGGCGAGTTCTTCGGAAGTGCCTGTCAGCAGGATTTTTGGGAACGCGTAGAATTCGGCATTCGCTTCGGCGCGCACGATGGTGCGGTTCGCGCCGTCGATGATGGCCATAGCGTCCCGGCTGATGCGGGAGCGTCCGAACGGTTTGACCTCGGTAGCCTTGTAGGCGAGGCGGAACACACTGCACTCGTTGTCGATGGTGGGTTGCTCATCGTCCACGCGCCACCAGTAGCCGAGACGGCGCCGCACGCTGATGTTGCGGTCGGGCATGTAGAGCACGAGTCCGGTGGCCTCATTGTTGTCGTCGACGTCGGTGATGGCCATGCACGCCCTGACCCGCCGGTTGGGGTAATCCCAGACGGCGGCCGAGCTTTCCGCGGTATGCGTGCGGATGAGCGGTCTTCCTTCGAAGTCCTGGACGACGCTGAGGAACGAACAGCCGTGAATGAGTGCAGTCTGGATGGCCTGCTGCAGAACGCTAGTGAATCCGATGCGGCTCATGAAGTCCTGCAGTTCGAACGGGTCGTCCACGCCCGGCGAGACGAATCCCTCGAACACGCAAAGCTCGGCGAGCATATCCACAGCCTTGCGCGCCCACCCAAGCGGCGTGTAATGATCCTTGATGGACTTCGGCACAGTCAGTCCAAAATCAACCAGTGGCTCCTTGGCCTCGTAGTAAGCGGTGAGTGTTCGGTTGCGGCTCGCATGGCGCGTCCACACCTCGGCGAGTTCACGCAGCAACGCGTTCTCCTCACCGGAGAGTCCGTCGATGTGCGTCGGTACGACGAGTTTCGGCACCGTTCCGGCTCCTCCCGTAGGTTTCCACCCGTCCGGCGCTGCCGTTGTCTGGATGTCGCTCATTTAGATTCCTCCGATGATCTGTCGTCTTCCCGGATGTCGCTTCGTCGTGCACGCCCCGTACAGGGCGAGTGTGGTGGATACGAGCGGGGTTATGTCGATGTCACTGCCGAGTTTGTTCCAGGCGATCGCGCCGGACTGTCCCAATGGGCGCGTGGTCGCGCCCTTGACGGCTGCGGCCAGCTGCGGCTGGTATTCGTCCCGCGGGTGCTTGAGCGTTCCGGCTTTGAGCATGTCGAGGAACCGGCCGCATGCGCGGCCCATCTCCTGCATGTTCGTGACCGTGACCTTCACATGTGCTTTCTTCAGTTCCGGCAGCAGGCTCATGGCGGGCGACTGCGCGTCGATGACCACGCTGGCGGTCTTCGGCCAGCGTTCGGCGAGCCAGTCCACGGCCCACATGGTTCCCGCCTGCCGCGCGTCCTTGATGTTCGCCATCTGGATGATGGCCGAACCGTCCGCGTACCGTAGCGCGGCTCCGATGGTCAGCACGCTCCTGTCCGGAGGCATGTCGATGCCGAAGCTCACGGTTCCTCCATCCGGCACGTCGTCGATGGCCGCGGCCTTCCACAGGTCGGGGCTGATGGCGTATGCGGTGGCGGTCTCGTCCCATATGCCAAGCGCCTCACGACGGAATGAATCGTCCGACAGGTTGTTGCGCATGCGCATGATTGCCTGTTCGCTTGTACGTTTCGGATAGCTGGGATTCGCTTTAGCCCACTGTTCGCGGTCGTCCGAATCCGCGTCCTTGTCGGCGGCAAGCTCCACGTAGAGGAGGTTTCCGTCATGGTTCAGCGCGTGCATGCGTTTCTCCGTGAACGCCTCGCACTGGTCTCCCGGCTTGGGTGGATTGCCCATATACACGACCAGGGGGTTAGGACTCGTGTTCAAAACCGGAATCATGTTGTCCATCGCGCGCACTGTGAGAATCTGCGCTTCATCGAACACAGCCACGTCCACGCTGTGCAATCCTCGGCCGAAGCCGTTTTCGCGGGCGCCGAACATGATGCGGCTGCCGGACGTGAACGTGATCTCCTGTTGGCCGTTTGCTCTGCGGATGCGTTCCACGTACCGGCCGAGCACTGGATTATGCTCCATCTCGCACATGTCCGCGAATGTCTCGTCGCTGGTGCGCGTATGGTGGGCGGTCCAGATGGCTTTCAGGTTCGGTGTGAGTATCGCCTTGAGGAACAACGCGGTGCCGACGGTGAAGGTTTTGCCGATCTGCCTGCAGCTGGACAGCACGGCGCCGTCCGCGCCACACGCATACTTGCCTTCCGCGTTCTTGGCGAACAGAAGCCACAAGAAGCCCTGCTGCCACAAGTCGAAACGGATGCCGGCCTTGCGCGCGGCTTTGTTGATTCGCGTGAACTCGCTGCCAACGATGCCTTCCGGCTGGCGGAGGACCTTGGCGATTTCAGACAATCGACGCTCCGACATCGTCCGTCACCTCGTCTTCCTCATCGTCCAGCAGGTCGGTCAGGCCACCGACCTGGAGTGATTCGATGCGTTCGCATACGTCGATGAGCTGGCGGCTGATCGCGGGCAGCGCGTTCGCCGGCGTCGTGGGATCGGCCATGGCCTTGAGCAGCAGGTCACGGTTGTCTCGCAGTATGTCCAGCATGCTGCCGTCCATCATCCTCTCGAAGCTCCGCTGGTCGAGATCCCTTTCCGGCTTCTGTTTCGTTTCCACGGCTTTGACGGGCGGCTTACCGTTCCGGTCCTGTGCGGGCCGATTCTTTTTCCGACGCCGATAGTCTTTCTGCCTGCATTTCGCGGAGCAATATTTCTGTTGGCTGCCCTTACCACTTGACCTAAATTGCTTACCGCATACTTCGCAAATCATTGCGTTTCCTTCATTCCAAAACCAGTGAGGAACCCGAGTTCTTCGCGCAATCTTGTTGCAGCAGCTTCCGCCCGTGCAAGCGTCTTGAATGGACCTCTCTTGTATGCCTTCCTATTCTTGATAACCTCAACTTGCCATGCTTTTCGATCGTTACGCCAGTAGACACCACGGATTCCGGATTTGCTGTTCTTATTACAGGAAACACGATATTCGGAATTCTCCTGAACCGTTACTGTTCTCAAATGGTCTGGATTAACGCATGAACGGTTGTGACAGATATGATCAATCACCATCCCATCTGGGATAAACATGTTATGAGTCAATGCATATGCGAAGCGATGTGCCGGAACGGACGTCTTTGCCAGACGGAATGTGCCATATCCCTTTGGGTGATGAGCACCGTTCCATTCCCAACATTTACTAGGGTCAGTGCTTCTGAAGTATTTATTAAATCGTTCTATGTCAGATGCTGACGCTTTGAAAAAGGCCATATTCCGCCTTTCATTCAACGTATGCGTAACACAATTCGTTACGCTTAAATTTCAAGAGAAATATCGGCACTGCACCCGAGGCTACCCCAAGGGGGTATGACCGGGTACCCTGCCCTGGTATCGGGTCAGATGCCGAACGTTTTGAACGGCATCAAGCTTGGTTTGATGGTCTGCTTGCCGGCCAGCAGCGCTCGTGCGTGTTCGTCTGTCTTGTCGCTCTTCATCCTGTTGCAGATGCGGTGCGTGAGCCTGCAGTTAGTGAAGCTGTACGGATCGCCGCCCCGTGAGACCGGTATGAGTTCGTCTACTTCGGCGCTCATCGGATGTGGTGTCTTCAATGTCTTGTCGACTGGCTTGCCGCAGATGGCGCACACGTCGTATGCGGCCAGCACTCTTGCCCTGAGCTGTCTGCGCCGCCAGCCGTTGCTGACACGCTCGTTGCGCCGCTTGCTCATGTGGCCTCCCCACATGCATGAGCCCCGGGGTGCCGTGGATTTGCCGACGACTATCTTCGCCGTTGGCTTGCTGGAATGCCGGTATAGGGGCTCCCGTATATGGACACTCCCGTGTCTTGTAGGGGCTCCCCATCATCTGCGAATACCCCTCCCGGATTGTCAATACCCCTACCCCGGATTTGTTTCATGGGTGCCTTCGGCGGGATTCGAACCCGCGTCCACACGCGGCCACAAGGAAGAGAATCCAATAAAGACTCGCGGCCGGTACGATCTACCACTGATTCCTACGAAGGCATACCGGCAGGCGGATTTGAGCATCACCGCATCACGGAAGCACGGGATTGGCTTGCCTGCCACATTGAGGTATGCCCACTCTGACGGGAGTGGGCGGAGCGTGTCCGATATGCCGTTCGGACAGGACGGGATATAACCCAAGGAGTTAGGAGAATCCATCGGTGGATATGAAAAGGGTTCAAACCGTTTTCCGGTTTGAACCCTCTAATCCACTGACAATTGTGCGTTGCACTTTCGATTTTGTCAAATCGAGTCGCGTCGCACGACCTGTCCATGCACGTCGGAAAGCCTGTACAACGGCTGCCCCTTCACGTTTTCACCAACCGGTTGGAGCCTGCCGCGCTTACGCCATGAGCGAATCGTGTTCGTGTTGCACTGGAACCCGCATTCGCGCAGCAGTTCCGCACACTCCCCCGCCGTGAACGCCCTGCCCGATTCGATGCACTCCCGCAGGAACCCCAATCGCACGTCGACCACACGATAAGTGTTGCCGCACACGGGACATGCAACGCTTACCGCGCCGACCGCCGCTGTCAATTCGACTCCGCACAGCGGGTTCGGGCATCTTCCGATGCCATGTTTCGCAGGCGGCACGTCGATGATGTCCAGCGTCTTTCGAACCATCGACTCCCACTCATGGTAGAAGTCGGCGATGTCAGGCATGCGGCGCAGTCGAGGACTGCCGGCGCAGACACGCAGCATGTCCACCAGCGGCGGATGCATGCCATAGGTCGCCCAAGGCATGGCGGGCGGAGCGTACAACCGGCGCCAGAGTGCGATTGCGGCATCCTCGATGGCCTGCATGTGGTCGAGCACCGGCAATCGGATTGGCGTCGGCGCGGCTGGAAGGTTGACGCGTCCAGGCTGGCGGCCTCCGTAGTGCGCGGTCGAGTCCAGGAACTCATGTAGCGAATCCAACCATGCTGGATATTCCCGCAGCCAGCCGCGGAGCAGCCCATCGCATCTCGCGCACATGGTGTCGCCGACAGCGCATCCTCCGCCGCAGACGAGGCACACACCGGCGAGCGCTGGTGTTGTTTGGCTGGTGTTTGTTGTGGTGTTGGTGGTGGTTGGTTGGGATTCGTTGGTTGGTTCGTACATTTGTTCGATTCCCTCCGGCGTGGTAGTCTGGTTTGTGGTAATGCCAGAGCCCGGCCGGAAGGTCGGGTTCTTTGTTTATTCGGTGGCGGAGTCCTGTTTTTCGAGGTTGACGTGTTCGATCTTGGCTCTATGGCGGAGCAGATTGGCGTATGCGTCCATGACATCAAGCTGCCTGCTCAACAGAGTGATCGGGCAGGTGGGCTCGAAGTCGAGCGTGCCATCCGCATACCTTTGCAGCATGTCCCTGAGCCTGCCGGCGCGGACGGTCAACTCCCGGTACTCGACACGCATGCGGTCCTGGTAACCGGAGGCCTTGGCGCTCGCGGGTTCCGCTTGGTCGGCGGCGGCGAGCACTTCGATGGCTTGGCGCAGGTATCCGTCGCGGATCCATTCGGATGCGGTCCGCCATTCCTCATGGATGATTTCGGTGGAGTCCTTGCGGAGCGCCCATTTGAGCCCGAACAGACGTTCGGCTACGGCTTCGGTGCGCGCGTCGATCGGCGGCAGTGGCGGTTCGAGTGTTTCCTCGCTCATTGTTCCGGTTCCTTTCCGTGGGATGATTTATGGTCGGTCTTCCAGATTCTGTGCCAGAACAGCCAGATCATCCAGGCTGGCACTTCGGCCCAGATGGTCAGGTACGGCGAGACGGCGTAGATCTTCCACCACCTGCCGCAGATGACGCAATGCTCTATACGCCGGTCGGCATCCTGGGATGGTCCGATGCCATTGCTGGCGCAGATGGCTGTGCCGAGAGCGTTCCGGCACAGATGCGGAGTCCGGTCTTTCATTCGTCGGCCTCCGATTGGGACAGGCGCCACTGCTCGAAAAGACGGTAGGCATCCAGCGAGATGGTCCGGACCGGGCTGAACTTCAACCGCCACATGCAGTCGGCGCACACCTCGGTGAATGTCTTCGCCTGGCCGCCATAGATGAGGCCTATGGAATAGACGGGACTTGAACACCACCGGCCGCACAAATCGCAGGTGTGCATATCCTGCGTGACCAACTCGTCACGCTGCGGCAGGAACGGATTCCCCGCACCCCTTTCATCCACGGCTGCGGCGAGCGCCTTCCTGATCTCGTCCCTGGCGTAGAGGAAGGCGTTGTGTCGGGTCTGGGCGTAGCCGACGAAGGGGGGTATTGCCGTCCCTTGTCGCGGCGCGGACGGCTTCGAGTTCCTGGTCGATGAGTTTGTTGAGCACGCCGATGGCGATGTCTGCTTCACTGTCTTTCATTTCGTTTCCCTTCGTATTTGCTGGATGATCGTCTCGTATGGTTTGCGGTGGAAGATGCGTATCCACCATTCGGGGCGGCGGCCCCATATGGTTTTGACTTCGGTGAGAGGAAACCATGATACGTACCATTTTGAGCAATTTCCGCAGTACAGCACCTCGCCTTCCTCCTTCGGTCTGGGATGCTCATGGTCGAACGCTGGCGGCCTTGGCACCAAATAACTTCGATTGCTCATTTTGTGTCCTTGAGTGTGATGCGTTTCATTCCTTCGCCGCCTTCATTTCTTGGATTTCACCGTCGAAAAAATCGATGATGAGATTGCAGATGGCGGCCGCCGACGTTTTGAGCTGGGCTTTTTCCTCTTCGTTTTCGGCTTTGATGGCGAAAACGGCATCCTTGCTGTTGAAATTGATTCTCATTTCGTGTCCTTCGTGGTTGGGCGGACGGTGAATGCGACGAGTCCGGTCTCGGCATGGAATACCTTGGCCGGCTCGCCAGTCCTCAGGGACATGGCCTGCGCGTAGTCGCCGGCATCGTCGATGTTCTCGAACGTTCTGATGCCTTCCGTGGTGACGACGTTGTAGCTCATCTTGCCGGCTCCTTGTCCGCGCCGCTCACATGGCTCCAGTCGCAGGACAGGCCGGCCTGCTTGCCGTTCGTCGAGTAGACGATGCAGTCCACTTGCCTCGTGTCGGTCAGGGTGATGACGCATTCCGTGAATACGTCGGCCCCGGCGGAGCACTGCGAGTCGACGGACCTGACCGCATGCGCTGGCGTGGAAGGCTCCGACGCGCTTCCGCATCCTGCGAGCGCGGTGCAGAGGGTGAGGGTGATGGCGGTAAGTGTGGCGCAGATGGTGTTTCTCATTGTTCGTTCCTTTGATGGTGGCTGGCGTGGTGGTTCCAGAGGCGGATGGCTTTTTTGAGGTTTTTGCCGTCGACGTGGAGGATGCATCTGTGCCGGCAGTTGGGGCAGATGCAGCCGTAGATGGTGTTGACCGGTTTGCGGGTTCGGAGGTTGTAGATGGTGCCGAGGGTCAGGATGAGCGGCCGGGACTTGCGGCATGCCGGGCAGGGCGCAGGTCTGCGCCATTTGCGTGGGTTGGTGGCGATTCTGACGGTGTCTGTGTGGTGCATTTCATTCCTTTCCGTAGATGGCGAGGCTTCTGATGCCGTCGCTCATGCTGTTGGAACATGTGTTCGGATCGTGGGCGATGATGTCGTTCCCGATGCCCTGGAAGCGGAGGGTGGCGGCACCGTCCGGCCGGCGGATGAGTTCGAGCCGGCCGTCGATGACGACGTCGTCGTTGGTGCGGGCGATGCAGCGGCGGCCGATCAGGATGGCCGGGTCGGCCGACCGCCACTTGCGCAGTGGAACGTTGACGCTCACTGCACGCCTTCGTTCTTGCCTTTGGCGTCCTTCTCGGCGTCGTCGTAGCCTTCGTCGTACACGTCGTCGAGCAGGTTCTGGAATTCGGGAGAACCGAAGAACGTTCTGATGGCGTCCTTGGCCACGCGTCTCCATGGCTCTTTGCCCTCCATGGGCATTTCGTTCCATGGGCGTGGATGGCGGCGGCCGTTGCTATACCAGCGCAGGTAGATGGCCTCGGCCACCTTGTTCTGCGTCTCCAGACCGATCGGAATGGTCTCCTGGTCTGCCATGATGGCTCCTTTCAATATGTTTCCGGCGGTTCCGGCGCGGTGAGGTCCGCAATGATGTAGGCGGCGAGCGCGACGCATAGGGTGAGGATGATGAGCAGGACATGCAGGGCGAGCCATTGGATGGGGATCCAGTGGTGGAGGCCGTAGCCGATGATCGGCCGGATGATGGCGTGCGGCACGAGCAGCAGCACGGCGATGGCGAACAGCGGGGCGAACCAGTCGCCGACGCGGTTGGAGATGCGGTTGATGGTCTGTTTCATTCCGAGGTTCCTTTCATAGTTGGTTTGATACGGTTCATGGCCTGTTGGCCATCCATCCGATCAGGATGGCGGCACATAGGAAGATCACTGCTGCGATGTCCATCACCTTGCTGCTTCCGTGGCGACGTATCGGACCGGATGGGCGGAGAGGTGGCGGATGATGCGCGCGTATTGGCGGATGTCACGGTCGAGGCATGTGCCGGTGCGGTGGGCGCTGGCTGCGGGCGTCTCCTCTTCCGGTTTCACATCCCAGCCGGCGACTTCGAGACTGTCGCGGATGGTGGCCATGTCGATGCGGTGGTAGTGCAGCGGGAGGTTCGGGCAGAGTCGGCCGATGAAGTCGAGGTCGAACTGCGGGTTGCTGCCTGCCGGATGGAGGGTGAACGATTGTGCGAGGCTGTCGACGTATTCCTCGAGCGCGTTCGCCGTCGCCTCTTCCGTATATCCGCCGTCGAGAGCGTCTTCGAGCAGTCCGTTGGAGCAGTGCATGCGCCACGCCTTGATGTTCCCGTCCGTAACGGATGCCTTGCGGCCTTTCAGTCCGATGACGCGGCGGAAACCTCCGACGCACCGCACGCCTCTCATGTCGGTGCAACGCATTTCCACCTCGAGGATCCTGTCATGGTCCGGGTCGAGCCCCGTGGTCTCCACATCCATCCACAGCAGCATGTCGGGCTTGTCAATGGTCATTCCGTTTCCCTCCCGTCGATGTCGAGTGTGGCGGCCTCCATGGCTGTCAGACGGGTCGCGGTGCCATCCTGGTTGAGGCGGAGCCATATCCCCTGCCAGTCACGCACCGGGGTGGTGCGCGGATCCCTGCCGAGCGGGACTATCAGCCCAAGGCGTTCGGCCTCCTTCACATGCTGATGGACCCAACCATGGCATCCTGTGTCACCGCTGCCGCACAGCTCGATGATGTTGACTGGGCTGTGCCTCACATCCGGATCCGCCGCGCGGCGCAATTGCCGATGATGGCCGGAACGCCCAGGCCAGCGAGCCGGATCGTGGATGTTCGTCCCGCAACGCAGGCAATGCCAGCCCTGCCGCTCCAAAGCGATGCGCTTCGAATCATCGAACTCACTCACAACGCGCTCCTTCCTGCATCAGGCCGTTGACCAGCACCAGACATGAAGTGCAGTTCGTTCTTAGTCCGGAGGCCATCGCAGCGATGCCGTTATCGGCCTTGCCGCCGGCGAGCGCCTGGAGTTCGATGTTCGCCGCGGTTTCCGCGGTGTCGGTGATGAGTTGGGCGAGTCTGTTGATCTGTTCCTTGGTCATTCGTCTTCCTCCTCGTCTTCTTCCGTGATGGCGGCAACAAGCTGGTCGAGGTGTTCGGTCTCGTCGTCGGATGGCTCATAGCCGAGGTCTTGGAGGATCAGGTAATAGCCGGGGATGCGGCGGCTGACGTTGTCGTTGCCACTCCAGTCCCAGTCATTTGGGCTGATGAACCATTCGATTCTGGCGGTGAGGATCATGACCGCGTATGTCGGCCAGTCCGGTGAGTCGAGGTGCGTGTGGAGTTCCGCGAGCGCCTGTTCCGGTTTGATGCCGGCGATGGCGGCGAACTGTTCCCGGGCGCATGCGGCGTCGTTCCAGGTGTATAGGTCTTTGGTGAAGCCGGTCGGGTCCGGGTCAATTGTCTGCAGGAGTCCGAGCCTTGCCGTGGTCTCGATGAGCTTGGCGCGCTTGATGGCATGGAGATGGCCGTGGAGCCATGCCATGCGCTTGTCAGCCGTCGTGGCGGCGTATTCCTCGAGCACGTGCTGTCGGGCGTCGCGTTCGGCCTGTTCGGCGGCTCGCTGGGCTTCCTTTTCGGCTTCGGCGGCCGCATCACGACGATCCCAGAGGTATATCGTCTGCGTCGCTTCATGGACGGAGACCGCGTCTGGATTCTGCTTGCGGAGCTCTTCGATGGTTTCTTCCGGAGTGCCCGCGGCGGGGAAGATGCAGCCGGAGTATCGCCATTCCGGGTCGCTGTAGGGCTTTTCGGGGTCGTGGATGAGGTTGATGCCGCTGTCGGGCTCCCCGAGGAGCGCGGAGACATCGGCGAACCACTGGCTCCGGCGATCTTCCACTTCGATGTTGTGGAGGATGTAGTCGAAGTTCGAGGTCCCCGCGGCGTGCGCGAGGCGTTCCTGACGGTCCGGCTGGCCGTCGTATCGTGCGATGGCCATGAGTTGGCCGATGGTGAGCTGGTCGAAGTCGTCGCGTGTCTTCCTGACGTCCGCCTTGATGCTCGCCGCTTTCGCTCTGTCACGCACATAGTCGGCGCTTCGGCCGAGCCTGTGCGCGACGGCGGCGGTGGTGGCTCCGAGGTCGAGCATGCCCTGGATGGCGTCGGCCTCCTCGAGGACGGTGAGCTGTTCGCGCTGGCAGTTCTCGGTGATCATGGCCTCGAGTTGCTGCAATGGGTCGAGGTTAAGCACGAAGCATGGGACGGCTCCGGTCCCGGCCTGTTTGCATGCGGCGAGTCTGCGGTGTCCGGCGATGACGCGGTAGCGGCTGCCGTTGTGTACGACGCTGAGGGGCGTGAGGAGGCCGTTGGTTTTGATGCTGGCGGCGAGGTCGGTCACGTCGCCGATGTTTTTGCGTGGATTGTCCGGGTGTGGGTCGATCAGGCTCGGGTTGATGAGCTTGATTTCGTTGCTTTGGTGGTAGTTGCTCATTGCTTCTCCTTGCTGGTTTCTTGGTTGTTGAGTTCGTCTGCGCACACCTGGCATGCCTTCCACCATTCGCTTGGATTGCCGTTGCGGAGGCTTCCGGTGTGGTCGTATTCGTCCTCATGCGGATCCATGAGCTGGTGGACGTGTTCGCAGTTCCAGGTGTGCTTGTGGATTGGCGGCGGCGAGATTGGCTCGGGTGCCCAGGTCTCCCATTGGTCGCGGAGCCATGTGCTGAGCCGTGGGACTTGGCGCGGTGGGATGCGGCCGTCGTTGACGGCCCGCTTGTAGCGGCGGAGCGCGGCTTGGAGCCGGGCGAGCTGGACGGGGTCTCCGGTGATCGTCTCGACGAGGTCCCGCGCTTCGCGTTCGGCCTTGCGGCCTTTCGCGCCGATGGTGCCGGGGTAGGTTTCGGCGATGGCGGCGAAGGCGTCCGGCGTTTCGCTGGCGGTTTGCTTCGCGGTGCCGGCGGGAGGGGTCGGAGAGGGTATATCGGTATCGGTATCGGTTTTATGCCATGTTTTTGCTTGACTGTCCTCTAGCAACTTGCTAGACGGTTTGCTACCTGTCTCGCTACCGTTTTGCTCTCCGTTTGCTTGGCTGTTTTCTGGCAAGTCGCCAAACGTTTGCTTGGCTTTCTGGTTGGCCGCCTTGCGGCGTCCTCCCTTACTTCCCGCCTTGCGGCGCGCCTCGCGTTGCTCTTCGGTCAACACTCGGGGCTCCCTGCAGATGCCTTCGGCATAGACCGGACGCCATCCTCCGTCGTGCTCCTCCATGAGGCCCGAGTCGATGAGCTGCTGCAGCTGTTTCATGGTGCCGCCGGCGTCCTTGAGATCGAGCTTGTCGAAGTGGCCTGGGTACGCTGCCGGATCCTTGGCCTGCATCGAAACGCCTTTGGAGTGGATGACGCACAGCTTGACCCACAGGCCCACGGTGGCGAGCGGCAGGCGGCGGATGCGCCTGTCGTCGGCCATCTGGTCGTCGATGATGAACCACATATCTCTCTTGCTCCTTCCGTGGTTCAGTCGATCTCGCCGGTGTCCGGATCGACGGTCGCCTCCACGTCGCCGTCGTCCATGTCGAGACTGCGGCGCAGATCGTCGATGAGGATCATCTGCCGTGACGTGGCCGGCTTCGCGCACATGTTCTCCATGGCCAGGCCGGCGTCGAGGATGCGCTGAGCGAGGTCCGCGCAGTCGTACACGGCTTCGGTGATGGCGTGGATGCCGCCCCACTTGTCGATGTGCTCCTGCTTGTTTTTGGTGTCCATGACGGTGCGGCATGCCTTGAGCACGACGGCCGCGGCTTTGGTGACCTGCTGGGTCTTGCCGATGAGGTCGATGAGTGTGTCTGGCGTGGCTTCCTGCGGGATGAGCGCCTGTTGTTCGCTGGCTTTCATTGCTGCTCCTTAGAATTCCGGTTCCGGATCGGGTTTGCCGAAGTCTCCGAATGATGACTGGTCGGACGCCGGCGCGCCCCACGGATCATCGGCCGGCGGCTGGGCGGGTTGCTGTGTCTGCGCCGGCTGTTGCGGCCGTTGGCTCCAGCCGCCTGCGCCGGTGTTGACGGTCGGCGTCTGCGCGGCGGGATTGCCGTAGACGGGACCTTGCGGCTGTCGGCTGATGCGGCTGACCTGCGCGGTGGCGTAGCGCAGGCTCGGGCCGATCTCGTCAACCTGCAGTTCCATGACGGTTCTGTTGGTGCCGTCCTGTGCCTGGTAGGAATGCTGTTGGAGGCGTCCCTGCGCGATTACGCGCATGCCCTTCGCAAGGCTCTGCGCGCAATGCGAGGCCATGTCACGCCATGCCGAGCAGCGCATGAACAGCGCCGGCCCATCCTCGTACTGGCCGGTCTGCTTGTTGTATACGCGCGCGGTGTTTGCGATGGTGAAGCTGGCGACCTGCGCGCCCTGGCCGGTGGTTCTCAGTTCCGGATCTGCGGTGAGGTTGCCGACGATGGTGATGACGGTCTCCCCTATGGCCATGTCACTCCCCTCTCACGTATCCGGCCGGTTCCGGGCCGAGCTGGCTAGGATCCTTGGCCTTCCACGCGCATTTCGCGCGGAGGCATCCGGCCTCGCGGTCGATGACGATCTCGCCGAAGCGCGCCGGCGCGACCATGGTGAGGTTCCAGCCACGGTCGTGGTTGAGCGCGCTGATGGTCTCGTACAGTTCGCCGATCAGTTCGGCGGCCGTCATGCCGACGCTGGCGGGTGTGAGCGGCCATTCGAACCACTTCTCGCCTTCTGGCCTGCTTGGTGTTTTGCTTGGCAACGTTTGCCTCCTTTGGATTGATGTCGTGCCGGGGCGCGGATTCGAACCGCGCATCCATCCGCCGGCGTGATCTGAACACGCCGATCCATGGCGCCCGCATCCGTACGCGGGCCCCTGCGAGGGCCGGGCGGGAGGAGAAGATAG